CTAACCCACTGATTTTAATAAGTCTCTTGTGTCACTTTGGTGACCATGGGACATCATTGGGACATAATCTGCCAGCTTCTGATTCAGCATTGCGATCTGTTCTGCATTACTGTCAGTCATCCATGCTCCGTATACATTGAATACCATCTGGGCACTTGCATGGCCCATCTGGCTGGCAATGAAGCTTGGGTTTGCTCCGGCAGATAATGACCAGCACGCATAAGTGTGTCGTGACTGGTATGCTTTCCGGTGCCTGATGCCCGCACGCTTAACGGCTGTTTCCCATGAGTCGCCAATAGAATCTACCTTGTAGATAAAACCGACCTGTTTGCTTTTTCTAACCACCTGGGGGTTAAATACGAAAGTACATTCATGATTCACTGAGCGCCCATATTCACGTAGTTGAACCTTGATGTGGTGCTGCTTACCCAGTCTTGTCATTTCAGCCTGATTTTTCAGGACACTGATAGCGGGCTGGATAAGATGCACAACCCTGTTTGTACTTGCTTCAGTTTTAGGTAGAGTGAACTCACTGAGTTTCGTATAATTGCGCCTGATAGTAATAGTTCCTGCTTTCAGATCGATATCCTCCCAGGCCAGGGAGACCAGTTCACCGTGACGCATTCCTGTGTACACAGCCAATGACCACAGGTTTTTCGTCTGCTGATGTCGGCAAGCATCTATCAGGCGAATAAATTCGTCACGAGTTAGTGGATCTGGCTCTGCCCTGGCTCTTTTAAGAGGCTTAATTCCCTGGAAGGGATTTGCTTCTAAGTAACCGTGATCTGCAGCAAACTGAAACATTCCAGCGATAGTTGTCATGTAATAATTTACAGTAACGACGCTCCGTCCTTTTGCTGCTGCTTTGTTTTTCGTTGAATTCTGACACCCGGTCAGTAAATCTTTCCTGATATACAGCAATTCCTCTTTGGTTACCGATGACACCAGTCTGCTGCCTCCAATTTTCGGAACCATCGTTCTTGCAACGGATTCATAGCGATTGAATGCATTTGCAGAGATTTCCATTCGTTTCAGATCCAGCCACTTTTCTTCAAGTTCCTTCACCGTAATTTCTTTTTTACTTACCCCAAAAGCCTGAAGGTTGGGGGAGTCAGGGAACTGTGCAGCATAATCAAAGCTTCCTGTGCGGATGGCAAAACATACCGATGTCCTCAGTTCCCCGGCGATCTTCCTGTTCTTGGCAGTGTCAGGGACACCAAGATTTTCCCTGACACGTTTACCTTTAAAATTAAACCAGATGCGTAATGTGCCGCCGTGGTTTTCGACGCCTGTTGGATATTTGACTTTATCCATTGATACCTCCAGACGCCCAAGAGCGATACGAGCTTACATATTTCATGATATTAAATCACCTGGGTTGTTTGTTTTTCATTGAGGCGACCCAGGCATCTATTGCTTTTCTGTTATACATACATTCACTGGAAGGCTTTGGATTACCGTCTGGTGATACGTGAATATACTCTCTTCCAACCATCCAGCATTCTTTCCGGGCCCGAAGAATTGTGCCTGGTTTGAGCCCGGTAATTGCGATAAGAACGCTTTCACAAACCCATTCATTGGGAGCCAGTTGAATCACATTGCTCATACATTACCTCACACAACACTCAGCCCACGGCAGTGGCACCACACTTCAAACATTCGTTTCACAATTTCACGACAGTAGAAGCCGTCAACATCTCGCGTCAGGTCATAGCGATTGCCGTAACGCTGGCGCACCCATAGCTCAAACGCTTTATTCATTCTTTACTTCCTTTTCATGGCCCGTAATTTTTTCAGATGAGCTTCCTGCTCTGTTTCTGCCAGAATTTGTCGGTATTCCTGGTGATCAATCCGTTCAAACAGTTCATTGAAATCGTTTATTTTTACTGACTGTGTTCGCCCATCCATTCTTCTGTACAACACAGTGTTGTTTATGCAGCGAACAATTTTTACCGGGTAACCGGCATTGTCGGTATACAGTTGTCCCTGATTAATCAAAGCGAACATTTTTTCTCCTGCTCTCTGAATAGCGAGAACTTCAGAGCCGTATGTTTGTAGCGGGTTCAATACTGATAATTTCTGCTGAGATAAGCATCCCGGCAAGCCAGAGCTCTCCGGACAGGTCTTCATCCTGGCATATCAGTTCGCCAATATTAATGGTGGCCATGATATCTGTTTCCCCTGTACGCTCATCCTCGACTTCTTCATAAGGCAGCGTTGCGTACAGGCTTTCAATAGCGCAACTGATAACATCGAGTCCGGTCAGGTTGCCACCGACAGTGACTTCGAATGTTTCGCGGTATTCCCATAGCCCGAAAGTTAATCGAACGGTTTGTTTTGCCATGCGTCCGCATGACGTCAGATTTGGGTCATAGTTCATTATTTGCGGTTGAGTATTATGAGTGTTCATCTGCTTTTCCCTTAGCCCGACGGTCTGCCGGGCATATTAAGTTATTTAACCTGGATAAATGGTGTATTGGCACCACTGGTCATGTATTGCGGCAGCGTGCCGTTCCATTTATTGATGGCTTCCAGCTCCACAACACCGGGGTTCTGACGCAGAGCTTCACCGCGTAAACGAATAGCATCGGCTTCAGCCTGGGCTTTTGTGCGAATCGCATCAGCCTGTCCAGTAGCGACCAACACCGACCACTTCACCGACGCCTTTGTCGTCGTCAAGTTTGTTGACTTTGATGCCCACATTACCAGGCTCAACACGATCACAACCGACAAGGCCAATGGCAGGCAGAACAATGGCTAAAGAAAAAATAATTTTTTTCATCATTTATCCTTGGTGAAAGAAAGCCCCTTATAAATGGCACAAATGCACGGCGGGGTCAGACACGCCAGAGCAAAACCAGAAATCACTGCTACCGTATCCTTCATTGATATGAGGGCCGAAACGATTAATCCGTAAATGCATGCGATAATTGCCAGTGATATAACTATTTTGAAATAAATGTTCCTGGTCCTCCTGATGTATTCGGCTTGCCTTATTTAATTGCGTCATGGTTAATTTCGTTTACGTCAGAATGGTTTTGTTGCCATCAGTTCGTAATATCCGGCGCTCCATGTGTCATATTTTCTGAACCATTTTTCTGTATACTGTTTCCTGGCGATGAGTCTGCGCAGTCGTCTGATTGTTCGCTGGTGTGCGCGGGTATACTCTGTGGTTGATTCTCCTCGTTTCCATATCTCATTCCCGTTGAAGATAAAACGCTTGTCAGGATGGCGCTGTCGGAATCCTGAACGTTCAAAAGCGCGGGTGGTCATAAAGAATGCCAGGTAACGAATTGCCGTTTTTCGGGTGAGGCATTTTTTTGTTCTTCCGTGGCGTGTTACAAAAAATAACGGGCCGATGGGTGTATCATGTTTCTGTAATGCCTGGTCAATGGCGCTGGCGGTGCGGTTGTCGATCATTTCTTTATTTCTCCCGAATAACGTTCATGACTCATTACTTCCCAGTTCCGGCCGTCGTCTTTCGATAACAGCCGCCAGCGACGGTTAACCTTCAGACTGAGATATCCGTTGCGCTGTATCCGATGCGGGAATATACGTCGGCATCTGTACCGCCGCAGGACCAGCAACGCCTGCTGGTGGACCCACTCAGGAATTCGTGTTGCTGTTAATGTCACTGGTTTCCTCCTGAGCAGGTGCTGTTATCTGATACCCCGCTCTTTCTGCCAGCCATATGAATGTATCCATGCTGGCAATCAGCTCTCCATCGCGGACTTTGCAGACATCTGTTACCTGGCCATTTTCAATTGTCATAACGATCTGCACTTTTTCGTGTACAACAGATACAGGGGATAAATTAGCCATCAGTTAATTCCTCCGCTGATATATTTTTCTTTCGCGTAATCAATAACCTCTTGTAAAAGGTTGTCTATAATTAACTTTCCGGTTTCAGCCTGGTATTCAGTATGTTGATTAATCCCGATAGCATTCTGGTATGCAGTTCGGAATTCTGTTTCACCCTCCACTCGACCCAATTCACCACGGGTAATATCTTCAAAGCGCAACAGCAACTGGGTTATAAACTGTTCTGTTATTTCTATGGTCGTAATGTTCCCATCCGGAAGGTCAACAATAAGCAGATCACCACCTGTTTTACGTTTTATTCGATGGAGTGCTGCAACAGCTATACGGCGACGATATGTATTAATGGGTTCATGTGTCATTTGTTATTTCTCGTATGCTTTACGCAGAAATAAGCAGGCAATATGCATGTAATTTTCACCGTATTGTGCAATAAGGCAGGCGGTCTTGTGTGATGCCATATTCTTTATAAAAGTCATAATAAAGCCTCCTGTGGATTAAGATTGTAACATTCCCCGGCGATAAAACTGCAATAAACGTTCAGGGCATATTTATTGTTATTGCGCTAATTCTTTTTCGGCAGCAGTTTTTGCATACTCACATGCAAAATTCAGAATTTCGCTGCCGAGTGTTTTCGTTTCGTGATTACTGGACATATGTAATACCTGTGTTGCATGCAATAAATGATAAACATTTACCGCAAATGAATCAGGCTCCAGACAAATGCCTTCGTAATTATCTTGCTGTGAGGTTGTTTCTGTCATTGCTTCTGAAGTGCATGCGAGCCTGTTTTTGACAATTCTCTTTCCTCTAATCACTATATCGGCAACATCTATTGCCTTTACAACCTCCGGGAGAAGTTCCGGGTTTGTATAATCAAAGTCATCAACATGGAGAACAATTATGTTTTCGAACTTTTTCATGGCTTCCTCAGCTGACTTATATGTCCTGCTATATAGCGAGTCTCAGAAGTGTTTTCATATTGAGACTGTTTCCGCAATGATTGATAATCAGTTACCGGATGCTTATCCGTGTCCGGCGCACGACCACACGTAGCCGCGTGTTGGTCCCCATTTTCAATTCAGCTCTCAATGGAGGATAAATGATTAACGCAGAGCAACTCGAAAAAGAGATTTCAGAACTCAAAAAAGAATTAATTTGGCACAAAGTTGCTATCTCCGCATTAATTCGTCAGGTAGTTTCACCTGAAGATAAAGTAAAGTTTATGAAGCAGTTCACATCTTCATCAAAGGAGTTTTTCACTGACGAGGTTCATCCAGAGGCTGGATTTTGGATCCGTCAATTATTTTCGCAAGATAAGCGTAAATAGCGTCATCAATACTCGCGTCGCCCTTGAATTTAAGAGCGATGCTCTTTATATCCTCTGAAATTATTACCAGATCACCATATGTTATATTTTTATTATTGCGCGCAGTGCTTTTTTGTATGAAATCAAGCAATTCACCAATGAGACAAATATGGTAAGCATCACAGTTTTTCATGCGCAGATATCCTTTGCTGCCGTTTCGCCAGTTAACAGCCACATCGCATCGCAGCCAAGAATATTTGCCAGTGGGATAAGCATACTGATAGTTGGTTCATACTCTCCGCTCTCCCACTGGATGATAATTTCTTCATCGAGATCGAGCAGCCTGGCGAGTTCGGCGGTTGTTAAGCCGCAGGCTTCGCGTTGGGTGCGAAGGTTAACCAGCCAGCTTTCAGGGAAGGATTGTTTTTGTTGTGCAGGAGAAGCAGCAGATAGAGCATATTCATGGATAAATTCCATTACCTCAATGCCCAGTTCCTTTGAGCGAGCACAATCCAGAAGATGGAATGTGCGTACAGCACTTAGCAAATTTGCAATATTTAATGCAAAGGAATCAAGTTCTAAGCCCTTAAGCGTAACACAGCCGCAGTTGATAAAATTAGTTGTTTCTGGAGTTGCTTTTAGTGTCTTCATATATCCGCCAACAATTTTAAATTGAATAAAATCAAGTTATAATTGATGGTGCGATATTATGTTTTGGGAAATAGGCTGTCAAGAAAAAATTGATATCGTATATTTCAGGCAGAAAAAAAACGGGCAAAGCCCGTTAAAATCAAAGACTAACCAAATCTGTTTATGTTGAATGGTACTGATGAGATCACTTTAGACTGGATATAAAGCAGAGCTAACCCCTCTTTTTCGATGCTCCATGGTTGATAATTGGGGTTATCAGATAACACCATGATTTTGCTTCCAATTTTCTGAAGCCTTTTCACGTAGCATTCTCCATCAAAACAAAATGCATAAATACCATCGCCATCAAAATAAGTTACTGTCTTATCAAGAAAAAGAAGGTCGCCAGGTGAGATTGTGGGAGCCATACTGTCTCCTCTGGCGTTACCTATTTCTATATTTTTGAATGCCCGATTTCCAACAAGACGTCGGGCATATTCAGGATCAAGTTCTATTGAGCGCACTACATCTATCAAGTCACCACGGACATGAGTTCCATCACCGCAACTAAACTCAACATCAAGGACATTAAACACGACGCTATCTGTTCTTGTCTGGTGTTTCTCTTGCGAGGAAAAGGTTGGTGAGGAGTCTTCACCTAAGAACCAGGATTGTGGATAACCGCTAATCTCTGATAAATGCGCGAGCTTATCACTCCGTGGAAATGTTTTTCCTGTTGTCCAGTACTGCACTGATTGCGCACTCACACCTAACTTGCGGGCCAGTTGAGCCTGAGTCCATCCTTTTGCTTTCAGCATCGCGGCTATTCGATTTTCCGTGTTTTTGACGTTCTTCATGACCAAATCCTGTGGGTTTCTTTACAAGGATAAATCTTTACTTGATTTTAGTGTATTCGATCCTTTTGTAACTTGCATGTTAATTTAAACTTGATGTATTCTTGATTTATAAAGTTAATATTGGTGCTTTGTTATGGAAGGAAATGATTACGACAAACTTCGTGCATTAATTGCGCAAAATGCCATAGCGCGAAATCTTGGTGTGACGCCGCAAGCGGTGAATCAGTGGTTTTCAAAAAGCACAATTCCTGCTCGTTTCGTTTTACGAGTATGTGAAGTAGTTGCATGGAAGGTTACGCCTCATGGCTTAAGGCCAGATCTTTATCCTCACCCTGAAGATGGAATTCCTAACTTGTTACGCAAAAGCCTAAATCCAAGTTCACCACACAGAGCGGATGGAATACACGCAGGAGATAAACAATGAACATCGCAATTTTTAACGGCAAAGTATCCATGACCAGCGTTGAAATTGCAGAGCTGGTGGGTAAACGTCATGACAATGTGAAACGCACTATTGAAACATTAGCCAAAGGTGGCGTTGTCCGGTCTCCTCAAATTGAGGTTTCCGAAAGAATCAATAACTTAGGTTTTAAAGTTCAATATGAGCATTACCTGTTTGAAGGAGAACAAGGTAAGCGCGACAGCATCATTGTCGTCGCACAGCTCTGTCCTGAATTCACTGCTCGCCTGGTAGATCGCTGGCGCGAACTGGAAGAACAGATCCGTAAGCCAATGAGCGAAATCGAAATGGTTGCCGCGATGGCTCTTGAAGCAGTTCGTCAGCAGAAACGGATCACTCAGGTGGAAGAAAAAGTCAGCCACGTTGCCGAAACAGTTGAGCAAATCAAAAAGGGCACCATTCGTGAGGGCTATGCCGGATATCGCCAACTGAAAGCGAAAACCGGTTTGTCAGATGATAAATGCCGCAATCTGGTGAACGCTTATCAAATTCCTACAGACACCCATGAGTTCATGACGCCGGACGGATTGTTGTCACGTCGCGCAATTGTTGCTGTGGAACCGTTTATGGCTGCTTTTTATCGGGTTATGGAGGAAGCAGAACCGCGAGGGACTCGCTGGTATCACCCGAAAATGGGGTTATTTCAGGTTATTGGTTGGCAGCGGTGAAAAAAAAGCCGGGAGTAACCCGGCTCACTCAACATCAATAACGGGGAGCTGTTTCGCATAAAACGGTTCCGAAACATCCAAGAACAGTTCTAAAGATATCAGCAGCTATATGATCATTTCAAGACCAAATATTGATTCTGCAATTTCGGGACGTTACACTGTTCAGGCACCTTATAAAGCGGGTGCCGGGATTTGCACCCCGGAATTGCATACGGCGATATATGACGCGCCAGCGTCTTTTTTATCGTTCATGCTCGCGCACGCCAGAATTATGGTGGGCTGGGCAGGGGAGCCGAAAGGCTCGCCGGTTTCCGTATGCGCCGGTAGTGCAAACCCTGTTCAGTCCGCCACCAGCGAGATTTGCACCTCCGGTGGTGGAAGTTATCCATTGCATACGGAGGCTGCCATCATGGCTACAGTCCCAACTTCCCCATACCTGAAAATTGAAGTTGTCAACGGCAAGGCCGTTATTTTCTCCCTGCATGTTGCCTGCCACTTTAAGCGCATGCACCAGAACATCGTCGACAAAATCGAGTATCTGAACTGCTCACGCGAGTTTTTTACCCGCAATTTCATACCGGGTACTTATCACATCTACGGTGACTCCCTGCGTGGTTATTACATCACCCTTGATGGTCTGATGATGCTTCAGCTTGGGTTAAGTCTGCGCACAATGCGGTACTACGAGAGCTGCATTGAAGCATTCCATGAGGCTGAGACCAACCTGAATCACACTGTTTTCCGTCGTAATCAATGGGAGGTGCGCCCATGATTCGCCGCGTCGTTAATTCCCTGTATCACCGATACAACCGTTGCCCCCGTGTGGGGCAGTGGTTTGCCACCAGCAACGGCCACGTTCTGCGGGTTTGCCTAGTCAACGCTGAAAGCCAGAAAGTCGTGTGCGAACTACAGGGGCGTAGCTACACCATCAGTTACCCTCTGGCGGTATTTCTGTCTGGAAAAATGTTTAAGCGTCTGGGAGGTGTGGCGTGAACTGTTTTCAGTTTGTGTGCGGATGTGCTTTCGATAACCCGATTCAGCGCCTGATTATGTTGCGTGTTTTGATGTCGGGTTCTTCAGACGGTGAAGGCGAGAGAGTTATTGATCATCAGGTGCTTGCTGATTTCTGCTGTTGTTCTAAGCAAGCGATATTCAGGGAAACCCTGGCACTGGAAAGAGCTGGTTATCTTCATATCCGAAAAATTGCAACGCTTACTATTGATGCAAAAGCCAGACTACAACCTGCGCGTGGCTACACAATTCTCATGCCGCGGAAGGAGGTTGTATGAGCCGTTACGCCCCCACACCGGAAGTTATGGCTATTGGTCAAATTAATATTTCCGGCAATGTTACACCTGCGAACTGGTGGAAATATATTCGACTACCCAGTGGGCGTCCGGATGCGACGGCTATCGCTCTGCTTTCAGAGATCGTTTACTGGTACCGCCCGACAGAGGTCAGGGATGAGCACACCGGAGCGTTGCTGGGATATCGCAAGCGTTTTCAGGGCGACAAACTGCAAAGAAGCTACCAGGCGTTTGCTGAGCAGTTTGGTTTCGGGAAAAGGGAAACCGCAGATGCGCTGAAGCGTCTGCGCGATGCAGGGTTTATTACTCTGGATTTACGCACGGTGGAAATGCTCGATGGGGTGAAATGCAGCAATATTTTGTTTGTCGGGATCAACCCACAGGCAATTGCGGCCATCACCACACCTTCTTCTGTTTCGCCAGAAAGTAACAGCAATAATGCAATCAGCGATACAGCTATTACGTTAAAACGGAACACCCCCCGACGTCATAACGGAACAGGGGATACGCCGAATGTTGATACAAATACAGAGATTACTACAGAGATTACAACGGAGACTAAAAACACTATTGATGCATCCGCTGACGCGTCTGCGCCAGCGCGTTCTGCCCGACAGGAATATTCACCGGAATTTGAACAGGCCTGGCAGGAATATCCCAAACGTGCTGGTGGCAATTCCAAGTCAGCAGCCTTCAAAGCCTGGAAAGCCCGTATCAGGGAGGGAATAAAACCGGAGACCATGCTTGATGGCGTGAAGCGGTATGCCGCCTGGGTACGTGCTACAGGAAATACCGGCACACAGTTCGTGAAGCAGGCTGCGACGTTCTTTGGACCCGATCGTCACTTCGAAGATTACTGGCAACAGCCAGCCGCTCACGGAGGTGGGCGACAGCGACAGGTCGATGTCCTGGCTGGCCTGGGAGCCATGTCTGACAAATTCGGTAAATCCAGTAACAAATTGACATTCTGAGGTGACAGCGATGATGACGATTGACCAACGTGAGAAACAAACAAGACTACAGGCGCGAATGGATGAGTTACGGGCAGAGATTGCATTTGCTCAGAATGGCGAAAAGCCATGGCCTTACCGTGCCTGTCGGGAATCTGAAGGGGTTGGATGCTGCGAAAAACACGGTAAATATCGTACGCATATACTGGTGTGGGATGATCGGCAGGGGGGCGCTGCCTCAAAAATTTCCCGCTGTCCGGAGTGTCTGGTGGATGAAATGGATGTGACACATCGGACTCTGGTTGCAATGAAAGCTGATGTGCTGATTGAGAATGCTGGTGTTGCCTGTAGGTTTCGCGACTGTGAGTTTGAAAACTATCAGGAGATTAACTCTGATGCAGCCAGAAATCTTGCTGCCTGCCGCCGCTATGCGGAGAGCTGGGAGGATGTTCTGGCTAACGGTACCAGTCTTGTTCTGACAGGCAGTTGTGGTACTGGAAAAAATCATCTGGCTGTGGCTATGGCAAAACACATCATCCGTAACCATCTGGCTAGTGTGGAGATTACTGATGTGATGCGCCTTACCCGTGCTGTGAAAAACTGCTGGCGAAATGACAGCGAAAAAACAGCGGATGAAGTTATTGAGCATTATGCGTCAATGGATTTGCTGATCATCGACGAAGTCGGCGTTCAGTTTGGCAGCGCGGCTGAAATGGCTATTTTGCAGGAAATTATCAATGCCCGGTACGAAAGCATCCTGCCCACCATCCTGATCAGCAACCTTTCACCGGAAGAGTTGTGGGCATTCATCAGCCCCCGCATTGCCGACAGGATCACAGACGGGGGACGCAACTGGTTGTCGTTTAACTGGCCCAGCTATCGTTCTCGTATCAGAGGTGTGGCTGCATGACTTCTCCTGTCTGGCGTAACGATGACCTGGAAGGCGCTGTCATTGGCGCGTTTTTTCTGCGAGGGGCAGATCATGAAGTGATGGATATTCTGGCCACACTACCGGCGGACGTTTTTTCTGTACGAGCGTATCGGGATATCTACACAGGCATCTGCAGACAGGCCCGTGTTTCAGGTGCGATTGATCCTGTGCTGCTGTGCAATGATATGCCGGAACTTGCCCCGGTGATTACTGATACCGGGCGCAAAACCTGGGTGAAGTCGTCACTGGAGCACTATGTTGCAGCGCTGCGGCGCAATGCCGCATTGCGTGATGCAGAAAAAACACTGAATGAGGCGCTGCAGAAATTACGTGATGCGCATACCTGTGAAGCAGCTGAAGATGCTCTGAAGGATGCTCAAAACATGATGGCCTCATTGTCGATGGAAAAGGGCGTCATTCAGCCTGTTCACATTGATGATGTACTTCCGGAAGTGGTCGACCGTGTTGAATGCCGGAATCAGGGACTGGAGAAATCCAGAATGCTGATGACCGGTATTGATGAACTGGACGCAAAAACAGGCGGCATGGAGCCCGGCGACCTGGTATTTATTGCGGCTCGTCCGTCAATGGGCAAAACCGAACTGGCGCTGGACATCATCGACAAGGTGACTGAGCAGGGGCATGGCGTGCTTCTGTTCACCATGGAGATGGCGAACATCCAGATTGGTGAACGTATGGTGTCTGCTGCCGGTGGAATGCCGGTATCCCGTCTTAAGTCTGTTGCCCGTTTTGAAGACGAAGACTGGGCACGCTTCTCACAGGGTGTGGGACGAATGACGGGGCGTAATATCTGGATGGTGGACCAGGCAAACCTGACCATTGATGAGATATGTGCAACCACGAAGCACCACTGGATGAAACACCCGGAAACGGCGCTGGTGGTGGTCGATTACCTCGGCCTGATTAAAACCCGCAGCACGGGGCGTCACGACCTTGCGGTGGGGGAAATCTCAAAGGGACTTAAAAGCCTGGCAAAATCCGGCGGTTTTCCGCTGATTGCTCTGAGCCAGCTCTCCCGCGGCGTGGAATCCAGACCCAATAAACGCCCCATGAACTCGGACCTGAAAAACTCCGGGGAAATCGAGGCGGATGCCGACATCATTCTGATGCTTTACAGGGATGAGGTATACAACCCGGAAACGCAGGCCGGAGGCATAGCAGAAATCAACATCACGAAACAGCGTAATGGCACGCTCGGGACCATTTACCGGCGTTTTCATAACGGACATTTTCTGCCAGTGGACCAGGAGAGTGCCCGGGTTCTTTCCACACCCATGACGCCGGGCAATCCGCGCAGATACAGCAATAACCGCATGTCGGGCAGTAAAACGGAGCGTTTATTTTGAATAACAGAACAACCACTGTTTCACCGGAACAACTTCGTCGGCAGGCGCAGGAGATGCTTCGTTGTGCTGAACAGATGGAAAAAACGAGCGTGGCAAAGGATACGCTCCGCAAGCAGCTTACTCCGGCGCTGCGTGATCTGCTGCTGGCAAAACACCGCACACAAAAGGCGGTGGATGAGCTGGTGGATTGCGTGGCGGAACTGGAAGGCCAGGTAAGCCAGTTTGAAATACTGGTGAAGGAGTTTACTGCGTGATGGCTGAATTTTTTCTTCTGCGTTCATGCAATACCGTTCGCTGAGGTGACCGTGAGAGCACTACTGACCCCTGAAATTGCCCCGCGTATGGGGATCGTATTGTTCAGGCCCGGTTCAGAGCTGATGCCCCTGTTTATGCAGGGGCGTGTCCTGCTGGAGCCTGAGCCGGAACGTTATTCATCTTTTGCCAGTGGTGCCGTTCCGGCGGCATCACAACCGCTGGCGGATGATCCTGCCGTTCGGGCCGTGTTCCGCAATGAGGCAGTGATCCGTCGTGCTGGTGGCGTGGAATGTCTTGAAAGCTGGTTACTTCGTGAAAAGGGCTGTCAGTGGCCTCATTCCAACTGGCACAGCGAGAACATGACCACAATGCGACACGCTCCGGGCGCAATCCGTCTGTGCTGGCACTGCGATAACCAGCTGCGCGATCAGTTCACGGAACGGCTGGAATCAATGGCAACGGATAACTGTGCCCGCTGGGCGTTGTCTGTTGTGCGTCGGGATCTCGGTTTTGATGACAGTCACGTTGTGACAATGCCGGAACTGTGCTGGTGGCTGGCTCGTAATGACCTGGCTGATGCCTTACCGGAAAGTGCAGCCCGTAAGGCACTGAGATTACCGAAGCCTGTTGTGCCGTCTGTCACCCGGGAGAGTGACCTTGTTCCTTCGGTTCCTGCCACCAGCATTATCCAGGATAAAGCGAAAAAGGTGCTGGCGCTGAAAGTGGATCCAGAGTCGCCGGAGTCTTTTATGTTACGCCCAAAACGTCGCCGCTGGGTTAATGAAAAGTACACGCGCTGGGTTAAGACACAGCCGTGTGCATGTTGTGGAAAGCCTGCTGATGATCCCCACCATCTGATAGGCCACGGTCAGGGTGGAATGGGAACAAAATCCCACGATATTTTCACACTACCGCTGTGTCGGGAGCATCACAACGAGCTTCATGCGGATCCGCTGGTATTCGAAGAAAAGCATGGTTCCCAGGTTGATTTAATTTTTCATTTTCTTGATCACGCCTTTGCAACCGGCGTGCTTGGGTAAAAGAGGTTACTGATGCGTATAGAGTTTGTTTTGCCTTATCCGCCAACGGTGAACACCTACTGGCGACGTCGTGACAACACATATTTTGTATCAAAAGCCGGTGAGCGTTATCGCCGGGATGTGGCGCTAATTGTTCGCGAGCAGCGGCTGAAATTAAACCTGTCCGGACGGCTGGCGATAAAGGTGATTGCAGAGCCACCGGATAAGCGCCGTCGTGACCTGGACAATATTCTGAAAGCACCACTGGATGCACTGACACATGCGGGGTTGCTTATCGACGACGAGCAGTTTGATGAAATCAATATTGTGCGCGGACTGCCTGTTCCTGGTGGTCGGTTGGGGATAAAAATCACAGAGCTGGAGTGCGCATGAATAACCAGTATTTACAGTTTGTTCGTGAGCAGCTCATTATCGCCACCGCCGATTTGAGTGGGGCAACAAAAGGTCAGCTTGAAGCCTGGCAGGAGAATGCCATGTTTGATACAGGGCGTTACAGACGTAAAAAAATCCGGTACCGCGATAAGGTCACTGGAAAAATGGTAACGCTGGATAATCCACCGATCCCGGGAAAGCAATCGCTGGCGAAAGGTTCATCAATTGCCCTGGTCAGTCCGGTTGAGTTTTCGACATCATCATGGCGACGCGCCGTTCTGTCTCTTGAAGAGCATCAGAAGGCATGGGTACTGTGGGTATACAGTGAAAATCCGAGTTGGGATTATCAGGTGGTCATTGCGAAATGGGCGTGGGATAAGTTTCAGGTGCATTTTGGCACCAGAAAAATTACAGGGAAAACGCTTGAGCGTCTGAAGAAATTAATCTGGCTGGCGGCGCAGGATGTCAGGGGGAGGATTACTGGGTGTGACGTCTACCAGCGACAGGAACTTGCCAGACTGTGTGGAGTTAAGTCAGACAACTGGAGCCACAATTATGCGCACTACTGGCGTGATATGTGCGACATTTTTAAGAACCTCGACAACGAATCTTTGATTTATACCATGAAAACAAGATCGCAACAAAAAGCGACCTTTTCGCGGCGGGTTATTGCAAAAGTCAATTAAATCGCGTATATTTCGTGTAAATCTGATATTTTGCTGATTTTGTACACGATGGCAAACTAAACAAAGCCTGCTGCTGAGCGGGCTATCTTTTGTCGTAAGTTGAGCGAAAGACCATCGGTTTTACCTTGCTAAAACTATTCTGCTATTGCCGAGTTACCCTTTAGGTAATACACTCATCTTATAAAAGAAAGTGGTTGTTAGCCACATAGGTTAGGATGTGCGCATACTTTGTTTGTGTGCTTTTTGTTTTTTATCTGTTAACGGAGGGGAGCATGCCGAAATATCTAACACTTGCCGCTCGCGCGATCCTCTCACCTGAGAAGATCATCAAAAAAATTGCAGATATAGCTTCCATGTGTGATGGAAAAGAAGCTAAGCATGAAAGTGACAAGTTTTTCATTGATAGTAATGGTTCGATGGTTTTGAATCGCAACAACGCTGATGTGCAAAAGGCTTTCGCAGCCAATATTAAGGGATTGAGTACTAAGAAGAAGGGTTAGTCTTCTATGTGGGCTGCGCTGATTGTTATTGTTTTAGTTTGTGGTTATCACTATACCAACTGCCATTTGCCGTCACGATACCGTCAAAGCAAAGCGATCGGTTGGAATGCATACTTTGATGTTGCACTGAAAGGTGGTGAGTTTCTCATAAGTGGTATTCTTATCGCTGCCTTATTGGTTGTTGTTCTGTACGCTGGAATGTCACTTTGGAACATTCCAGCGTACTTGTTTGGTTGGTACGCTCCCTTTACTTTCGCCCATGACTTTCTCAAAATGCGAGTGTTTGGGTTGAGCATGTTCTCTGCTATGTCGATAGCTTTCACTATTATTGTAAGTATCGGGAAGGCATCAGAGGCAACCAAAAACCATAAAGACCCACAAAAGCGCAAGGCTATTTTTGAAGAAATTGCGGCTCATAGTGCCGTGGAAAATATCCTTCTTGAATCAGTTGAGCGTGGATTGTTATTGTTGGTTACACTGAAGTCTCGCAAGGTCTATGTGGGGATGATTGATGAGGCACGTTTCAATCAGTTAGATACTAACACATTGGTGCTAATCCCTTTTATGTCCGGGTACAGAGATAAAGATACTCTGACTTTTTGTGTTGAGCATAATTATGTGGACTACTACCTTAGTCAGGGTATCACATTAACTTCTGAGCCATTGTCAGTTTATCAGTTTAGGCATGTGTTGCCCTTCGATCAGATCGAATCTTTTTCGCTGTTTAATGTTGAAACATTCGAGACTTTCAAGGCAGGTATTGAAGGGAAGAAGGCCACTGAAGTACAGAATCAAACAAGTTAAGGTTATTACCTCATTAATTAAACCCGCCATTGAGCGGGTTTTTTGATGCCCGAAGTGCGGTACATTAAACGCGCTGGTAGTTATTAATATCGGTCTTTCAGCTTGCTGGCTTTTTCGACAAGAGTTATTGGTATGTCACGTTAACCAGAAAAGGGAAAAGGCATGCTAAAACAGCAGGATATGACTGAAACCGCCAGAGTGGTGTTTAATGAATTAAGCGTCACCGAACCGGCGACCGTCGGGGAAATTGCGCAGAATACT